ATCAGCTTCATCATTGGCAGGAATTACCTTACCTGACGGGCGATTCTGACGTTGGTCGTTTGTAATTTGGTTGACGTGTTGTGGCAACTTGTTAATGGTTAAACAAGGCCGTGCGCCAATAGTCTGCCCTTGCACCGAGCCACGTGTGGATAATACATCAGAAGGCCATTGCCATTGATTATCTGGGCTACCCGCCATAAAGCGCAAATCATCTAGCTCATCGTTACGTGAACTGCCATAAGCAGAAATAGCCAACGTGAGTCGGCTACGCATTGTGGCTAGAAGGTCTTTATTGTCGCTCTCATTGCTCATCGACTAGTCCAATAATGTCTTTATCTTGCATTAATGCAAAACCATCAATCATTGCGTCGATTGTACCGCTAAACCTGACTTTGTCACCTACTGACACCAATATAGGCCGTAATTTACCGTTTGGTAGCCTTTTACCTGGCCCAGTAGCCACAACCGTACCCGTTAAAGTGTCTTCTAAAGGCAACACCAAGAACGGGTGGGGGATTGGCGCGTTTTCTTTGACTAAGACGTGGTTATGCAAGGGTCGAATCATTTTTTCTTAGCCGTTTTAGCCGAATCTTTAAAGTCTTTAGCTGTGGGCGCGTTCTTACTGCCCACTTTGTTCATTTTTTCGCCGCTTCCTGCTTTGATGCGCTCTTGCTTGGCGTTAATATTTGCGTAAAGCCCAGGTTTCTTAGTCATTTAAAATGCCATCCATCCAGTTGCAACGCTGTTGCTGTTTTGAAAGTTAGGTCGTGTTCTGTGTGCTGCTTCATTATACTCACGATGCGCCACAGGAAAAGCAAATGTCACGCATATCGCATCGGCTGCATCAGGCGAGGCTAAGCCACGCGCTTTCATGTCTTTTTTTGACTCTAAAAAGATTGTACCCTTAGAATCAGGTTTCATCATAGGGCTAATTAAATCTGTCTTGAGCACCCGCTCTTGCGGTATGCTTGCCGTCTTTAGCCAGTCCTTCATCTTGCCCCACATCTCGGCTCGCAAGTTGCCGTACATGAGTGGTGTCTTACTCTTACTGCCAAAGTTAACCCCGCGAATCTTATAGCGTTGCTCTTTGAGCCTGTCTACGATCCCACCGCCTACCCCACCTTCGTCAATCACAACCAACGCAGGCTTGTATTCTTCTATGGCTTCAATGACGTGGCCAACCACTGTCATCGTATCGTCACCCCTGAACTTACGGATGTCAATAATGTCGCGCCCACGCCTAACCGCAATAACGGTTGCGTCTGCACCAAACCGTGCAGGGTCAACACCAATCACAATCGGGGCTGATAAATCTTTATACAGGGGGCGCTCCATGGCTTCATCCACCACTAGGCTAGGTATGAACTGATCATCGCCTTCGCTTGGGAATGAGCCAAAGACCTCTACGTGCGCTTGGTACGAATCAGCCCCATACTCAGCAATAATCTGCTCATACACGTTCTTATCCGTACCCTCAACCGTTCTTGCGTCAATCTGCTTAGTCACCCAAAAGTCACGCTTGGCGTTAAAGCATTCGTAAAAGTACCCGCTGTTACGCCTGGGGTTAGAGAACGCCAACCAAAAACGATTCGGTGTGTTCTCCGTAAAGAACCCGCTTGATACACCCCAGATAGAGTCATCTATACCTGATGCTTCGTCAAAGACCAACATCACGCCATCATAGTTATGCACACCTGCAAACGCATCGGGGTTCTCTGCTGACCACAATCTGCCTTCTAGCGACCAGTAGCGCGTGCCTTTCTTTAAGTCGCGCTCAACTAATTCAGCCAACCATTTAGCGGGGGCCACTCTTGTTGCGCTAATCTCCCACCAATAGCTGTTTATAGACATCGACAGCCATTTAGTAATTTCAGCCCACGTCACACTTCGCAACTGACTTTCTGAGTTAGCCGACACGATACCCGTGCCACCAACGCGAGTAGACATAAACCACAGCACTATCCAGCTTACCAATGCCGACTTGCCAATACCCCGCCCACTGGCTACCGCCAAGCGCAAGGTGTTAAAGTCAATCTTGCCGTTGTTCTCTTTAATATGTTGGGCTATATCGCGTAGCACTTCTCGTTGCCATTTGCGTGGGCCTGTAAAGTGCTCAAGCGGTGTGCCCTTTTGCCCCCACGGGAACGTGAACAGCACAAACGCTAACGGGTCGTTTTTTATAGCAGGCGACCATAGCCTACTCATTAGCGCCATTTCTTCTTGGGCTGAGTATCTAATCTCTTGCACGTGTGTCTTCTTTAGCTATCATTTTAAAGGGGGCGTCTTGCACGGGGTCGTTGTACTCCAACCCCTGCGCAACGCATTTGTCTGCCAACGCCATTGCGTCAACAATACTGATCTGTTGAGTGACGTCAATCTGCACGCGTTGCGCGGCTTGCCAGTCGTGGCGGTGTTTTAATTTATCAAGCGCCATCTTAGCGTCACCTTCGGCAATGGCTTTATCTACAATCGTTGCCGCTTGCATCTCGCTGTATGCGCGTCCTTGCGCTTCTGCCATCTCAGCTACAGGATCCATTTGGCACAATTGCCTGTACTCAGACGGCATCATGCCCGCAGCTAACGCTAACGTGTCCCCACGCAAACCTAATCGCGCTGCTTCAAATATAGCTTTTAAGCGCGCCTCAGTCGCTTGGACTTTTCGTGGCTCAAATAAGAATGATTGCATCATGCGCTAATTCTACCTTGTGTAGGTTATGTTGTCATGTTGTCATTTTATTTTTAGTTGGTAGCTTGTTTGCTGTTAGCCGTTTTATAAAAAAAATAAAAAGTTTTTGCTGTTAGCCGTTTTATAAAAAAATAAAAATTGTTTGCGAACGGTGCTGGCACACACCCACCACCACCCAGGCCCTGGGGGGGGGTATAAATATTGCGCTGCACAATTCCAAGCAGCATAGCTCTAAGCAAAACTTAGTGCTGTATAAACATACAGTACTCACTAAGTCTTAGTGCCAGTACTCACTAAGTCTTAGTGCTGTATGAATGTACAGTACTCACTAAGTCTTAGTGCCAATACTCACTAAGTCTTAGTATTTATGTTCCTAAGACTTAGTGAGTATTCCTAAGACTTAGTGAGTATTTGCCGTATGGCTTTTAGCTAATAACATTATATGAAATTCTATTGTGTAGTCATTTATGTTGTCATTTTGCTTAATTGAAGTAGGCTTAAGAGCCCCTGTTTACGCGGGTCTCAAAATGTAGGTCATTTTGTTGTCATTTTAGATTTAAAAATGACTACGCGAAAAGTCGCATAAACAGTGGCTCTTAAGCCTGTTTTTCATTTTGTAGTCATTTTTTGAGGTTTTTTGCAAAAATTCACGGCTGTGCGACGTGGTTTGCGTGCCCCACTAATAAACTACTGTATACCTATACAGTAGTAATATTAAAATCAAATATATAACTAAAATAATGACTACATGACTACAAAGCCCGCAAAGCCCCGCGGTTGTTGCTTCTACGTGTAGTCATTTTGCCAAAATAAATGACTACAAAATGACAACACAATAATTGCAATAAATTGTTTGACAAGTGCTATAAAATACATTACACTGGTATCTAGTTAGCAGTTACCTTGTCAAATACTCACTAAGTCTTAGGAAAACATAATGTCAAAATATGATCAAACGTTTAAAGACCTAAACCGCGCGCAAACCCCGAGCGCGTTAAGCCTAATCGCAGGCGCTGTCGCAGGCGTGGCCGGCCTGTATATTTTCGCTGTATTTGTTTTATCGCTGTAAACCCGTGGCCAGCTGGCCTACTTAATAAACTAAAATTAAAGGTAATCTAAAATGACAAACCCAATTCAAAAAATCAATTTCGCGTTTTCAGCCCTTAAAGGTGTCGCGCACTTAGCCGGTGACAGAGATATTAGAGCGTACATAAACGTGGTGCGAATCGAAGCTACGGCAACCGCTACACGCCTACTTGCGACTGATGGGCACGTAGCAGGCGTCTATGAGCGATTAGAGCAAAATACACTTAATACCCAGTCTATAGCGCTGTCTGTTCCTACCGACATCATTAAGACCCTCAAGGCCGTGAGGGGCGCTGATGAGTGCACACTAATGCCCGAATATGCCCCGCCGGTGAAAGACGGTGATGAGCCTAAGCTAATTGGGGGCGTGATCAGCGTCTACGGGGGAATGTCGATCAATTTTAAAACTGCGGGCCTTGAGACCTTCCCTGATTACACGCGAATCATACCGAAAACATTATCAGGTGAAGCCGCTCAATTTAACCCAGACCTGATCACTAAGTTTATGAAGGCGCGTAAAGACATAGGCAATGGCGCGTGTATGCCTCAAATCGGGTTTAACGGTGACAACGCTGCGCTGATCAGTTTAAATATTGATGACTTATTTATAGGTGCAGCGATGCCATTTAGAACAGAGGGCAAAATTAAGTGGACACCAACTAGCGCCCCTGCTAAGTTTTTAACTAGCCTAATTGCTTAACTCAACCGGGCCGGCGCTCAGTGTAGCGCCGGTAAAACTACACTTAAAGGTAATTTAAAATGAAGACCGAATTTTATACAGCTAACAATAAAACCCGTTTTACGCCACAATCAGCAATGGTAAACGGGGTTAAAGGTTATATCTGGAAGATATACGAATCAAAACCATACTGCTGGATTCAAAATAACGCGTTCTTTGCACCTGCTCGCACTACTAAAAAACAACTGTTAGTAAGACACTCAGCCGATTTTTAATTTAAGGGATTATCAAAATGAACAGAATTACACAATCACAATTACAGGGCAAAATTGACCTGTTAAACGAGTTAACAGGAAACACGTTAAATCGGTTTGAAATGGTAGACGGCAAATACCGCTCACAAATAGGAAACCATTATTTATCTATGCAAAACGGCGGCTACGCGCTGTACCGTATCGTTAACGAAGGCGGCGGGATCAACGATATATTTTCACGCGGCCACGGTACTAAGCGGGAATTATATGGAATGATTTGCGCCTATACATCTGGTATTGAATCAACTCAAGGGGTTATAGCATGAAAGAGGGTGATTACATACGATATGGTTCTAATCGTGAATTGTTTAAAGTGATTCGAGTTTACGAATACGGCACAATTGACGTTATGAACAAAGCAGGAAAATTTTACCGAATCACGGGTTTATCTTGAGCGGTACAACATGAGCGATTTTAGAATAATGGAGATTACAGAATGAGCAACTTAACTTATGCGCAAAAGGCAGCCTTAGACATAGTATTTTTACGCTACCCAGAAGACATGGGGTTTGATGAAATAGCAGCTGTACTTACTGGGACAGAATTTAAAGACTTCGACTTTAAGTCCTTTGCGTTTAGAGAACACTTTGAAGTGTACGAAAATTGTAACCATATCTATACAGAATTATTAAAAATTCAACTGATCATAATTGATACGCTAATCGCGTTTAATCAAAAGAGGCATGAGGGTGTCCTAGAAACATTAAGAGGTGATAAATAATGACTGCCACTACCGATAACAAAGGGCTATTTAAATTGATCAAACGACTTGTTATTTTTGCCTTTGTGCAAGCCTTTATGAACAGGGACAAACGCAAGTAAAAAACTATTGATGTAAAAAGACCCATAGCTGATCACTATGGGTCTTTTTCATTGGGATAACTTTTCTGTTAAGTCGTCCCAGTCTACATCTGAAAGCTTATAGGAAGCTACAGGAGGGGATCTGACGCCTTTTTCTAGCAACACCCTGGCTACCCTACCTTCATACAGTAATAACTCAACCTCGGTCGTTTTAGTGGCTCCTTTTGGGTGGTACTGTACAAGTATAAAACTAGGACAACCTAAATCAGCATGTTTTAGATGGAAAGCGTACTGATGCGGACTAAGTTTTACCGAATACCCACGGCTTACTATTTTCAACTCTAACATCGTCCACTTTTTCGTCAAAG